AACGTGTATAGGAGTTCCTTTAATAAAAATATTACTTGCGTGTCTATACTTTTTAATATTATTACAAGACCTAGGAAAAGATATTTGTTCAGCAGTCAACGTTAAAAATTGTTTTTTAAAATCAGCAACAAATTTATGTAAATCATCTTCTTCTTTGTTCATTATAATTTCAATTGCTTCTTTAATTTTACCTCTACAAACTTCTGGTGTAGATGACTTAACTGCTTCAATACCCATAATCTTTAATTTAGGTTTTGATAATCTAATACCTTCTTCATCTAATACACTTAACATATATCTTTTTTTAGCAGTCCAAATACCTTTATTCGCAATTGCTTCTCTTTTCATTACCATTACATTTTTAAATGCATTTGTGTAATCAGCAAGTTCATCAAAACATTTATTAATAAAAGGTTCTAATCTACTTCCCACAACCTTATCAATAAAATTAGTTGTTTGTTCAAGTGTTTTACCTTTACAAGTATGTTCAACAAGTTTATCTAGTGTAATATAAATTGAATCTGTATCTGAAGCAACCACATAATCAATCTTATCGTGGGTTTTTAAAATACGATTTAAATATTCATTCATCTTATTTTCAATATAACGAATAATAAATTGGCCGGCAGTTGTAATGGCACTTGCTTGTCTTACGTCATAATATCTAAAATATTGATTACCAATTGCACCATAAGCAGAATTTAAAGCAATCTTTTTAGCCCATTGTATATTATGACAACGAGCAATCTCTTTTACAAGTTCTGGTGTTTTAGTTTTTTCATATTCTTGTTTTGCCTTTAACATTTTATTTTTATAATTAACTCTGTCATTATACATATTTTCCATCATCTCTGATAAAAAACCTTGACTATCTGTTTTAAATAAAGCACCGTTTGGTGTTATACAAGCGCCTTCAGTTTTTAAATAATCTAAAGGCGTTGTATGTGATAAAAGTTTATTGACGTTTATGCCAGAAGATTTAACGCCAATAATTTTTTCTGGTGAGATATTATACTGTATAATAATATGTGGATATAGAGAATTTATATCAAAAGAAACAATCCATTTATGCATACCTGTAATAGGTTCTTTTACATAAGCGCCTTCATATTTTGTTTCTTTAATGTGGTCCTCTCTAGGTGGAACACAAATATTTTTTGTAAAAAGATAATTAGCAATTAATGTATCCCATAATCTAACCTGTGAAAATACATCATTGTAATTTACTTTAGCGTCATAAGCAATAGTCAAAGCAAGATCAATTAATCCTAGTTTATCCTCTAACTTATCAACAATCTCAACGTCTTGTATATTATAATTAACAAACGATTGAAAGTCTTTTGTATACCATTCTTTAAATGTATCATAAGGATTATCATCTTTCTTTTCATTAAGTTCAATATAACCAATATGATTTAATTTATAACTTTCAGGTTTAGTTGGAATATATTGTTTGTAGATGTCTAGGTAATCTAACATAGTTATACCATATAATTCATATACAGTTTGCGTTCTACCTCTTACAACAATTTCTTTTCTTTCAATTAAACCCCAAGGTGACATTTTGTTTGCTACTTTATCACCTGCAATCATTTTAAGTCTATTCATTAAATAAGGTAAATCAAAAAATTTAGTATTCCAACCAGTTATTACATCTGGATGGTTTTTAATCCAAAACTTCAGAAATTCAAATAATAGTTGATTTTCATTTTTACATTTAATGTATGTTATATCTGGTCTATCAGTATGATAATCACCAATACCCCAAGTAATAATTTGTTTGTTTGATTGATTTTTTACAGTAAGACAAATAACTTCTTCTATTGGATTTTCTACATCTGGAAAACCATTTTCACAGGCGGTTTCAATATCAAGTGTAAAAATTTTAATATAATCTTTTGACCATTCTATATCACCAGGATATTCTTTATTAATATATTGATAATGAAATCTCTCTAATCCATAGATAGGTGAGTTTTCGGTAGCTGTAAATTTTTTAAATTTTCTAGCTTCGTCAATAGATTTAAATGTAATTGATTTTAAATATTGGCCTTGTAAGTTTTTAAATTCTGTTTGTTGTTGTGTTAATGCATAAAACGTAGGACTAAAGTTTATCTTTTCTTTAAAGTCTTTTCCATCGTGGATACCACGGACTAAAAGTTTTCCTCTATGTTCAATTACGTTTTTATAAAAGTTCATTATCTAATAAATGTAAAATGATATTATCAAGTTCTTTTGTTAATGTAATTTGACAACCCAATCTACTTATACCTTCTTTATAACCTTTTTCGTATTCTAACAATTCAATCTCTGTACTATTATAATCTATTTTTTCTAATTTGTCAATCCATGCGTTATTGACATATATGTGACAAGTTGTACAAGCACAAGCCCCACCACATATAGCAGGGATTTCTTCCAAGTTTGCCTCTCTAGCTGCTTCCATAATAGTCCAACCTTCGGGCACCTTTACTTGGACTTTTTCATTATTTGTCCTAATAAAGTTTACGGTTATCACTATTATAGTTTTGGTAATTTAGTTTCTGTTATTAAACTTGGAGCAGTAAGTATGCTACTTGTATTCTGTTTATATGATTTTAATATTTCTTCTTTAGGTTCAACACTTGAAATTATACTTGGAGTTTGAATTTCAATGTCGTCACTTTTTGAATATGGACTATACAAAGTCATCATTAATTGTACAGGTTTTCCTGGACCTTGTTGATGTGGTATGATTACAAATGCTTTGTTTAGTTTTGTTGTTTCTACTGATCTATCAATAACCTTTGCGATTATATCCTCTCCAGTAATTAGTCTTAATATTTTCACTTCTGGCATAATATCTCCTTTTTATATAATATAACACAAATTGACTTATTTGTCAATGTTGCTAGGTTCTTTTTGAAAGCCAACTTTGTCTTGTTTACCTTCTTTTTCAATAGGTTTCATTCTTTTACTTAATACAAAAGTTCTATTTGGATTGACACTTACATTCATCTGTCTCATTAAGTCTCTATTAATTAGTAGATCAGAACCTGATCGTGGTCTTTGGTCTAAACCAACTTCAACATCTTTATATGTAAATCCATTAAACGAAATGTCCATTAATATTGTTGGTCTTGTTTCTGATGGTTCTTCACCATCAGCATTTGCTCTATAAACTTTACTTATACCGTGTCTTGGTTTAGTATATGTTTTACCATTATACTTCCACTTAATTATTTTTCCTTCTTCTAAAATTTCATCAGCGTGTAAAGCACAAGCTTGTGATCCATTACCTGTGTCAAATTTTGCTCTTACTTTTCCTAAATCTTCTAACTCTACTGTTTCTAACCAACCACATTCACTTGCGGCTTGTCTATCCCAATGAGTTCTTTTTGACACCCAATCTATTACATTCTGCATTAATATTTCACCGTTTATTCTTCCTGATGGTTCAGGTTCTGAATAATAATCATTATATTGATAGCCCTCATAATCTGCGCCTGATCCAGGACTTCCATTTATTTCTAATACATATGATTTACCTTTATAGACAATATGATCTACACCTACCATATAAGCTTTTGAAACTCTACTTGCTTTTAATACAAGTTCTTTTTCATCATCACTTAATTTATATGGTTTTGCTTCAGCGCCTCTATGTGTATTTGATCTAAAATCATAACTAGAGTGTATTCTTTGTGTACTCGCAAATATCTTATTATCTACCACAAACGTTCTTACATCAAACGCTGTTGGCATATATTCTTGTATTAGAAGTTCTGCATCGTGTTTCCATAATGCTTGAATAGTAGATACTAAAGACTCATAACTTTCAATCTTAATAACTCCTATACCTTGAGTTCCTGTAAGTGTTTTTAATATAATTGGAAACTTACCACCTACTAACTTAACAGCGTCATCTATATTTTTTTCATTTGAAACAAAGGCGGTACGAGGTGTTGATATACCAAATTTTTCAAATAATAAAGCTGATGTTAATTTATTATCACAGGTTAACATTGCTGCTCTTGTATTCACCATAAAAGCTGATGAGTTTTGAAATGCAGATATTAAAGATAAACCTGCTTCATCTTCTACTGCTCCAGCTCTAGTAATACAAACAGTATCTTTACCTACAAAAGTATGTTCTGAGTCTCTACCGTCATAGTTGTAAACTGTTAATGTATTTTTGTCTTCGTCTTTTTGTGTGATGATAGCGTGTTTAGTATTGATAATGATACAATCAAAACCCTTTTTCTTACAAGCTTTTTCTATAAGTGCAACAGTTAATTCTTTTTTAGCTGGTGCTCCAGGTTTTTGTTTTTTTACATTTGGTGAGGATTTAGTAATAATTGCAACCGTAATGGGTTTATCCTTACGTTCTAAATCTTGTTCTGTAATATATTCTCTAAACTTAGGAACTTGCATTTATTCATTCTCAGTATTTACTTCTTCTTTATTTTCTTCTATCTTTTTTCCAATATTATATTTTGCTGATAAGTTCCATTCTTTTTTTTCTTTAAAAGGCAACACTTTAATTTGTGATAGTGGTGCTTTATTTTCAGCTTGTGATTTATCTACTATATCAATTAAGTTCCAATCTTGTAATAAGATTGATATTGTATTTCTTCTTTGTATATCATTTTCTGTCAATGTTGCTTTCTTACCATCTAACGCAAATAATTCTTTAAAGTGCGTGATGTAATACTTACCTTGTTTGTGTAAGATATGACAAGATTGATATAATGTTTTGTCTTTTCGACTAGCGACACCGATACGTGTCAAAGTTTCTCTGATCTTTAGGAAGTCGTCTGGTTGTTTGATTGTGACCTCTAACATACTTTTTGGCGACCAGTTTATAATTTCTTCGCTCATTTTTTTCTCCCACCTTTGTTCAAGGTCTCTTTTATAATTTCAATTTGTTCGTCTTTTAGTATGTTGAGTGCTTGTTTAGCCTTCTCATTACTATAACCATAATACTCTTTTACATACTCTAAATTCTTCAATTTGGATTGTGATAACCACTTCCCACCAAATCGCTTCTTTTTTCTAATACTATTTATGTAAAAATGAAACTGGACTTTCTTATCTAAAAAGTGATACCCATTCATCTCATTTGCCTGTGCAATACAGTCATAGTGCATAGATAGACACTTATTGATTACAAAGGGTGGATACTTCTTTTCCCAAGTTAAATCATCTGTATCTAGTAGATTTTCTTTACTAAAGTTAATTGCATTTAAATAATCTCTTAATTCGTATGCCATATTTAATCCATTTTGAAAGTAATTACACATATCATTCTATATCCATAACTAGGATAAATTGCTGTGTGAGGAAAATCTCTAAAAAATAAACCTTTAAATTTTTCTGGAGTAATTTCTTTTTTTATTGTTTTCCAATCATTTTCGTATATTAAAGTTTTTGCTGAAGGATCGCAATCATTTAAATAAACTATTAATTGATTATGTTTAATATTTTCGTGGTCTTTATGAATAACACCCATATTATCTTTTTGTGAATATATGAGGTTTATACTACATCTAAGTATATCTATATTTGTAGTATTTGATAAATTAAGTTTACTAGAATTATTTTGTAAAAATGAATCTAAAACGGAAATAAAAAAATCATAATAATCTGATTTTATTAATTGTTCTTCATTTTGTTTATGTTCAAATCTTTTTACAATTACGTGTTGTAGATGACTTTTTTCATCGCCTGGTACAGATTCTTTGTGTAAATAAAAAGGACCTTTAAAAGATTTTTCTAAAAAATTTTTTTGTTCAGAATTTAAAAAATTTTTATCTTCAATAATTTCATAATATGATTGTTTCATAAAATTTTATTTTTTTCTATTGTGTCTGCCCATATACCACTCACCTGGTTCATAATTCCAACGTTTACCGTGATGACCTCTTATGTCAGCATACCACATTCTTAATTTTACTATTAGTGTTCTAAATAATGTTTTTCTTGCCATATATCTTTTTTGTAGTGTTAAATTTTACTATATTTATTATGAAAATTTTGGTCCTTGTATAAAAAGTGTTAAACTTTCTCTAATTCCTTTAGTAATAGGTAAGACTCTGTGAAGTG